GTAACATACGTTAACGGTGTATCAGGCACAGGTGGTTCTGGTAGTGCCGCGTCATTTGTTGTTCAGCTAGTATATGGGGAATATCTACTGTTTGGTAATGGTGTTTATGCCGGTGGTACAGGATATGCAGTAGGAAATCAAATTGTTATCAATGGTGCAGATTTACTAGGTGTATCCGGTGCAAATAATTTAACAATTATTGTAACTGCGGTAGGCGTGGGTGGTGCAATTACTGCGGCTACTATTAAGTCAGGCACTGCTGTAGAATTTTATTCTACACAATTAAGCAATTGGGTAGAATTTGAATATATTGCAAATGAAGGCGCACCATCAGTAGCACCATCAGAAGATACAAATTGGTTCTACTCAGTAGTAGATCAAGTTGATATTATGGTTCAGAAGAATGGTAGCTGGATTGGTTATCGTAATACTGCTTACGACTCAACTGGACATCCATCAGCAACTGGTTCTAATACAACAGATCCAGCTGGTCCAATCATAAGTGCTACTCGCCCAACTACTCAAAGCGATGGTACAACAGCCCTATCATATGGCGATTTATGGATTGATACTAGTGACTTAGAAGTATATCCAGTTATCCATCGTTGGCAAAGTGTTAATGGCGAAGATACATGGGTATTAATAGATAATACTGATCAAGTAAGTTCTAACGGTGTTCTATTCCAAGACGCTCGTTGGGCAACTAGTGGTTCAGTTAGTCCTGTTGATGATCCTATCCCCACAATTACTTCTCTATTATCTAGTAACTACTTAGACTTAGATGCACCTAATCCAGATTTATATCCACAAGGTATGTTGTTGTTTAATACACGCCGTTCAGGATATAATGTTAAGAAATTTAAAACAAATTATTTCAATGCTGTGAGATTTCCTGATGAATCACTGCCAGCACAAACTAGCACATGGTTAAGTGTTAGTGGAAATCAAACTAATGGTGCTCCATTCATGGGTCGTTTTGCTCAACGCAATATGATTGTTGAATCTCTAAGAGCAGCTATCGACACTAACACAGATATCCGTGATGAAGATAATTATTTTAATCTACTAGCAACACCGAACTATCCAGAACTACAGCCTAACATGGTTGTTCTAAATGCAGATCGTGGTGAAACTGGATATATCATTGGTGACACTCCACTAGGTCTCTCAGATAGTGCTACTGAAATTCAAGCTTGGGCGACGAATAAAGCTGGTGCAACATCAACTGGTGAAAAGGGACTTGTTACTAGAAATACATATCTAGGTCTATTCTATCCAAGTGGAATCACACCTGACCTGGCAGGCAACGAGGTAGTTGTTCCAGCATCACACATGATGCTAAGAACATTCTTGCGTAATGATAATATTGCTTATCCTTGGTTAGCGGCTGCAGGTACACGTAGAGGTAATATTGATAATGCTCTAAACATTGGTTATCTAAATAGAACAACCGATGAGTTTGTACCAATCAAAACTCGTATCGGTATTCGTGATGTTCTATATACTAATCAGATCAACCCAATGGTATTCTTTACCGGAGTTGGTCTGCTAAACTATGGTAATAAGAATAGTTATGATTCTACAAGTGCGCTAGACAGAACTAACGTGGCTCGTTTAGTAAACTATATCCGTCGTCAACTAACTATTGCAGCTAGACCATTCGTATTCGAACCAAACGATACGGTTACTCGCCAAGCTATTGCAGGTGTAATTCAAACATTGATGGTAGACTTAGTTGCAAAACGTGGTATCTATGATTACTATGTACAGTGTGATGACTCAAATAACACACCTGCAAGAATCGATAGAAATGAATTATGGATTGACGTTGCAATCGAACCAGTTAAGGCAGCTGAATTCATTTACATTCCAGTTAGAATTCTAAACACTGGTGAAATAGGAAATCAAGCACGTTAATAATGATACCCCCAAAAGGGGTATCATTTTAAAAGATAAATAAGAATACAGGAGAACTTAAAATGGCAACAGCCTCACAATCATTATTTAATATGACCGTAGCATCTGACAATGCAGGCGGAAACCAGGGCTTGTTAATGCCCAAACTACAATACAGATTTAGAGTATTATTTCTAAATTTTGGTGTTGGTGCGTCTACTACAGAATTAACTAAACAAGTAATAGACATTAATCGTCCTACTCCAACTTTTGCAGAAATTTCATTACCAGTATATAACTCTACACTATATTTGGCAGGCAAACACTCTTGGAATGAACTAACAGTTAATCTTAGAGATGATGCACAAGGCGCCGTAGCAAAGTTGGTTGGTCAACAACTACAAAAGCAGATGGATTTCGTTGAGCAGGCTAGTGCTGCGACAGGACAAGATTATAAATTTCAAACTAATATTGAAATTCTAGACGGCGGCAACGGTACGGCTGTCCCTCAAGTATTAGAAACTTGGGAATGTTATGGTTGTTTCGTAAAAACAGCAACATATGGGTCATTAAACTATACTAACAGTGAAGTCGTTACTATTCAATTAGCTATTAGATATGATAACGCAATTCAAGCACCTCTTGGTTCTGGTGTTGGTACTAATATCGGTAGAATTTTAGGTGGATCAAGTACTACTGGTATTGGCGCAGGTCAAGGTACCCCAACAAGGTAATCTAACTATAATATGAGTGGATTCTTTCAAAATCTATTACAAGACTCAGTAAGTCAAGTTAAGTCCGGTGCCAGACAAGCTGTAAAAAGCTTTTTTGGCAACGAATATCTTAGAGATTACACTCACGCAGCAAAAACATTTAGACCAAATGCGTATCAATACGCACCTAAGTTTAAATTTCTATTTCACGTTGAATTTGAATTTAATACCCCCAAAGTTGCATCAGACGCTAATTTTGGATTGGCCGTCAAAACAGTAAGATTACCATCATACCAATTTGAAACATTTCAAATGAATCAATATAATCGTAAAAGAATAGTACAAACTAAAATAAAGTATGAGCCTGTTGAGATTGTATTCCATGATGATAATGGGAATATAATTACTAACTTATGGAACTCTTATTACACATATTATTATAAAGATTCTACTAAACCAGTAATACTACCAAGAGGTAGAACTACTGCTTACCCAACCGTAAATCCAAATAATACTAGCAAATTGATAAATTATAATCTAAGAACTACTTATTCTCCTGATTTTACAGGCAATGATGATTGGGGATATATAGGAGAAACAGCTACACCTGTACCAGTAACACAAGCGAATCAGGGACAGACTAGACTACCATTCTTTAAAAATATAACTATCTATGGATTTAATCAGCATAATTTTATATCATATACATTGGTAAATCCTATAATTACTAAATTTAGCCACGATACTTATAGTTATGCAGAAGCCGCTGGAACAATGCAAAATGCCATGACAGTTGATTATGAAACAGTTACTTATCAAGAAGGTAAGATTGACGGTAGCAAGCCCAGTAATATTATTACTACATTTGGTAATGATGCAAATTATGATAGAACACTTAGCCCTATAGCTCGTCCAGGCTCACAAGCTACTATTTTAGGTCAAGGTGGATTGGTAGACGCTGCCGGAGGTGTAGCCAATGATCTGTCGAATGGTAATATCTTGGGTGCTATTCAAAAATCAGGTGCAGCATATAATACGTTTAAAAATGGAAAATTAAAACAAGTGGCTAGAGCCGAAATAAATAATACACTGTATAATGCTACACTGCAAGCAATACCAGGAAACCCAAGAAGTGATAGATATTTCCCGGATGCTGGCAGCACCCCGGGACCAGCAGGCGCAGGTAGTTTAGCTGGTACAGGTAAAGCTAACCCGTCGCCAGTGGAGTCAGTTAAAAGATAATATAAATTATGGCCAGAATATTAGATTCCCGAGCATCACTAGATCAAACCGTTAGAATTTTTGATCAATTTTATAATTTTGACTTAGTAGTCAGTGGTAGTGAATATGATATTGTTCACTCTTATTTTATTTCTGTATGCGAAACCAAACAAATCGCAGCTAATTTTACAGTGTATTTGTTTAGAATATCTCAAGAGACTAAAGTTTCCGTTCTAGACTTATTAGAAAATATTCAAGGCCGCAACCAATTGGAAATGAATATTTTCATTACTTATTATCTAAATACTTTTAAATCTAAAACAGCACTATACGGTGTAGGTGCTATACCTCAACCTAATCAATTTGTGGCACGCAACGTAGTTCGTTAAAATGAGCAAGTGGGCGCAAGGCTTATATACAGTAAAAAATGCTGCTAAGTATATAGGCAAGCGTCAACCAAGATATCGCTCAGGTTGGGAGCTTACATTTATGACCTTTTGCGACAATAACGACAGTGTTCTATATTGGGCAAGTGAAGCAATTTCAGTACCCTATAGAAATCCACTAACTGGTAAACCTTCGATGTATATCCCTGATTTTTTTGTAGTATATCAAAACAAGACAGGCAAACAGATAGCAGAAATTGTAGAGATAAAGCCGAAAAAACAAAGTCTTATTGAAAGTAGAACTGCAAGTGCTAGAGATAAAGCAGTAGTAGCAGTCAATCATGCTAAGTGGCAAGCGGCCAGTGCATATTGCAGACAAAACGGTTATACTTTTCGCGTAATTACTGAAGACGATTTGTTTCGTAATGGTGCTAGAAAATAATTAGCAGTATTGGTCATGCCCAGAATAAATACATTATGACTAAAAAATTGCAAGAATTATTTGACCTCCCCGACAGTGTAGAATCTGATCTTACTATACCTATACTTGATCAGGCAGAATTAGTTACTACTGAAGCACTTAGTAATTTAGAAAAAATTGAAAACGCTCTACCCCAAGTTAGAGGGCTAGAATCTAGTGATACTGAACTTGATGAACTATCCGAGCTAGCTATCGATAGCTTTAAAAATCTTCAAGACTTGGGTATGCAAGTAGAAGCCAGATTTTCTGCTGAGTTGTTTAATGCGGCTGGTACTATGCTTGGTCACGCTATCACTGCTAAAACAGCAAAAATAAACAAAAAGTTAAGAATGATTGAGCTACAGTTGAAAAAAGCTGTGTTAGATCAAAAAGAAACTCAAAAAAGTAAAGAAATTGAAGCTACCCCACTAGGTGAAGGTAGGTCATTAGACAGAAATGAATTACTCAAGATGGCTCAAAATCTAAAGAACAATGATAAATAAATAATAAGGGATTATTATGCGTAGCTTAAAACATTTTATCGTAGAGTCAGTAAGGACTTATAATTACACTATTAAGATCGCTGGTGATGTGGATAAGAACTTTATGGAGTTGTTTAAATACAACCTTAATAAGTTTGACCCAGTTAAAATCAGTGATCCTGTATCAACACCTATTCAAAAAGATCCATATGGATTTCCAAATTTGAGTAATGAAAAAGTAAATATCATTAAAGCAGAGTTTCGCTATCCAGCCACTGAACCCATGATCCAGCAAATCGCACAATTATTGGGTTACAATGTGAATATGGTTAGAGTTATTTCTAGTGATTATGATGATAGCATCAATAGTGAAGCAGATGGTTACGCTAACGAAATGAAGAATAGTCCAGTGCTTACTCATGAAGAAATGGGTGAGCAACCAGGTGCTAAAGAAGCTAGCAAAGCATATGGCGAGTCTTATTTGGGAAGTATCAAAGATCAAATGAAGGGATCAACTATTGATATCCCGTATGATGGTAAAAAGACTCCTGCAGCATTCGACCCGTTCAAACCATACTTAGACGACAAGAAATTGGGTGACAAGAGCCCAATGACTACAATAACACGCCCACCAAAGCCAAAAACTGGCTCAATGGCCAAATAAGAGGATTATTAAAATGGACATGAAAGATTTATTATCAAAACTAACTCAGCTTAATGAGGCAAACTACGCACCATCATACCGCGGTGGTCCGACTGGTAATTTTAGAGGGCCTGGTACTGAAAGAGGAACACTAGTTCCTGGTAAGAAAGATAGATATGGACAGGGTGATGAAGACTCAGAGCATTTTGGACATGATGACGGTCACGAGCATGGAGAAGATGATGAAATAGCTTCACCTGAACCAGAAGTAAGGCGTGGACGTGGACGTCCTCCGGGAAAGAACAGCATCAAAGCCACAACAGCTAGTTATGGTAACGGACAGGGTATACAAGACTACTTAGGAAAGCCAGGAAAAAATAAAACTACAACAGGAAAAAGAACGACATCCGATACTAACAAAGATAATTTTAAAGAGCTTAAATATTTGATAAAAAACAACTCCTATGTGGGTGTAGAAGATGCAATAAAACAAATGTCGGATGATAAGATTAAGCCTGCTGAAATGATAAAGATAGCAAAAGGACTGCTTAAATATGCTGAAGAAAATTCGGATGAGGTACTTACAGGAAAAAGAATGCAAACAGCATTAACAGATTTAAAAGATTTTGTAGGTATCAGCGAACAGAAGAAAACCGTTGGAGAAAGCTTAAAAGATTGGATTGCTACTATTGATGAGCAGCGTATGTTAGCGGAAGCTACTCCTACTACAACCTCAAATGCGACGGCACCCAATGTTTCACAAAAAGTAATAGTAAAGCCAGGTCAACCTACTGGGGAAAAGCCGCCTGCAACAATGACTACACAAACAGGTCAAACTGTTGCAGTAGGTTCAGCAGACCAAGTTAAGAAATTAGCTGATTTAGTTAACGCTGAAGAAGTACAATTAACAAAGCCTGGCACTACCGAACCTTTAGCTGAGATTGAAACAAATCCAAACACTGGTGATGCAACTAAAGTATTGAAGGATATTTTTGCTCAAGAAAAAGATCCTTTTGACAGTGTATATGACTTATTGTCGTCCGATACTCCAGCAGGCAAAATTGTAAAAAGCATGTATGAAAAAATCAAAGGGGGACAACTGCATAAATATGATAATGTTGAAAAGATTCTAGGTACCGTGATTGATCAATTAGAAGATAAATATGGCCAACAAGATCATAAGGATGAACATGGGTCCGATGAGTGGGATAGTATGTCAGAAGCCAAGCCAAGCCGAGCCCAAAAGCAAAGTATGTCAGAAAGTAAAACCGTTATTCAAGGACTTGCGAAATGGAAGGCGGCAGCAGCAAAACAAGGTTATTCAGTTGAAGGACCATCAAAGCTCGGCATCTATCAAGCATACTCTAAATCAGGTGGACATAAAGGAACATTTAAACCAGGTGGATCGCCTCCACCTGGTTCATTACGAGGTAATAGCAAGCCCGGTATGAGTGCCGATTCAGGTACTTTGTTTGTCGAGCAAGGTATGGCGGAAGCTGACATGTTCAAACACAACAATGGGAACACTGGATTTAAAGAACTTGCCCAGCAAGCCGGAGGCGGCGAGCAGGGTGCTAAAATTGCTGGTGCACAATTGGCTAAGATGAGAGATAAAGGACAAGTTGAAGAGGCCGATCAACCTCCGCGTGATGGATTGGAAAGCCCATTTACAATGGAAGAAAGCAAAATGCCAATGAAAAAAGTCAACGGCAAAAGTGTTCCAGCATTTGCAGCCGATGGCAAGGGCAAAAATGATTTAAAGAATAAGAAAGTGGAAAAAGTAGAAAAAGTTATAGGTTCAGCATCAAAAACTGGCAAGAATAAAATGCCATCAAAGTCAGACATCGAAAAAATGTGCAACGATGGTAAAACAGTAGCTCAAATTTGCAAAATGCATTCTAACTGCGACCAAGCAGCACTAAAGAAAATGGTAGCTGATTGCAAGAAAAAGATGGTTGCAGAAGGTATGAATCAACGATACCGCGCAGCGTATCATAAAGGTAGATCAAACGGACTTCTTGGTGAAGCACACTGCGGTAAGAACTATGATGACATGGAAGAAGCAAGACACTATCACATGGGCTTTATGGAAGGTATAGATGAGTGCTATGGTGGTAATCAAATGCCAATTCAAGGTATGGTCGATGAGGGACAGCCACCCATATATCAAGTAAAAGATGATTACGGCAGGGTCGTAGGTACACATTCATACGGTCGGGGGTTTATACCTAATAAAGGGTCAGGATTACAACCTCATCCAACTAAAATCCCTGATTTTCACAAAATAGATACGTCCTATGACCTTAGCATTCCTACAAGACATGCTGCACAGGATCTGCGCGCGCGTGAGCGCGACAATTTGAGAACTAAGGTACAAGATAGGTTAGGAGAAGCAGATATGGAAGAAGGCAATCTATTCACTGGAAATCTTGCTACAGCGCGACGACTCCACAAATCACATTTTGATTTAGATGGCGACGGCGATATGGAAAAAGTCAAAGAATTTAAAATGGCTTTCGAATCATTAGACAGACAATTGCTTGCACTACTAAATGAAGATTCAGTAAGTGAAGGTATGACTGTTTCTATCTCTAAGGGTCAAGAAAATTCTCCTGATTCAGTAAGCATCAACGCAAGTGATGCTGAGGCAGATTCACTACTAGCATTTGTAAAACAAGCTGGTCTAGGTATCTTTGGTGGTGATCATGGCGCTGCACAAGATGCTGTTGTTACTTCAGAGCCAAGCACTGCTACAAGTGACGCAATAGAAGTGGTAGATGACCATGATGGTATGTTATCACTAATTCGTAAAATGGCTGGTCAAGGTGCAGCACACGACCACTCATCACATGATCATTCATCAGAAGATTATGCTGATGAAGAAACTTGTAATGAATGCGGTATGGCTTATGAGTCATGTGGTTGCGATGAAAGTGATGAAATGGTAGATGAGGGCTTAGGAAAATGGGCCCGCAATACTGCTGCCGCAGGTGCTTTGGCGCTAGGATTAGGCGGCGCGCACGCCGGACAAGCTCCCGAAGCCCCTCAAGGACCACAAGCACAACAATCAATGTCTGCTCCAGTCAAAGTTGAACGTCAAACACAAGCTACAAAGCAGTTACAACAATACATTAATGTAGTTAATGATATGTATAAAGATTCAGGTGCTAAAACAATCCGACTGCCAATGGATGGTCAAATGGGACCTGCCACTTCAAAAGCCTTAAATGATGTTTATAGTTTGTTGACTAAGGTGCAATCTCAGGGTGATAAATATGGTGGCAATTCATCCGAAGCACTGGCTAATGCTACAAAGCAAATAGCAGACCTAGATAAACTAGGTTCAGCCGCAGACTCTTCATTGGGTTACCGAGCCTGGTATAACGCTAATAAAAATAAGATGGGTCTTAAAGAGGTGGACAATGAAGCACAGAAGATTTATAACGTAGCCGAAGATACTGGTGAAGAAGAAACAGAACAAGAAGTCCAAGACACAGCACAGGCGAACCAAGCAGCGGCCGAATTTGATCAAGCACAAGCTGGTCTTACTAAGGAGTCAGATGATGATAATAGTAGTGGTATTGTTCCAGCTCTTGTCGGCGGAGGATTAGGATATGCTTTGGGATCTGGTGCATTAAATGGGATTGGATCTGCAATTGGTTCTGCAATTGGTCTTGAGGAAGAAGATGAAGATGAAGAGGAAGAAGAGGGTGGTTATGACGCAGAAGGTAATCAACAATTTGGTGGACCATATGATGCCGGTGATCACTATGTTGGTGGATACAGGGGATATGATGATCGTAGAAAAGACCGAGAACTTAATGAGTGGGCTAATTCACCACAACAGTCTATTCATGATGAACAGTTTGAAGCTGATATAGAATTTATGACTAACATCATATCTGGTGGATTAAACAAACAGAAAATCAGAGTAGGTAGTGGTGGTCAAACAACAGTTCCTGTTGTTGCAACAGTCACAAATGAATCTACTGATTTATTATCACAATGGAAAAAACTAAGCGGTATTTAAAAAACCCTGAACTAAGTTTAAATACCCGGCGTAAGCTGGGTATTTTTTTGGGTATATAGTTATATAAAAACGATAAATAATGAATAAGGTGCAATTATGTCGCAGCAAAAATATTTAAAAACGCGAGAGGTTATAAAAGGATGAGTCAGCAAAACATAGACTTTGGGGCATTTCCAGATGATCCTAGTGCGGATGCAATAAGAACAGGGTTTCAAAAAACTCAAGATAACTTTAATCAGTTATTCTCTGCCGTTGGCACATCCGCAGTGCTATCGGTTAATAGAACTGCAGGTATTGGTATCACCGTAAATAATCCTACAGGAAATGTCGTAGTAAGTGCCAACATAGCCTCAGTTAGATTTAGCTCAAGTCAATTAAGATTTGGATTAACTCCCGCTCCTACCACTACAACTGCTACATATACTGACTATGTACAAACAATGTATGTAGAGCTTCCTGCTAATATTTCTTTAGGTAATTTAACAGTTACCGGCACTAGTAATTTAGGACCTGCAAGCAATGTAATTATCACTGGTGGAGCAGCTGGGTATGTACTATCAACAAATGGTTCAGGTACATTAAGTTGGACGGCTCCCGGTGGTGGAGCAGCCGGAGCTACTGGCCCAACAGGTGCAACCGGACCATCAGGCGCAACTGGTGTAACAGGTGCTACTGGACCTTCTGGTAGCAATATTCTTAGAATCGTAGTTAGCGCAACAGATTATACCCCAGTATTAGGTGACGCATATAACACACTTGTTCGTATGACTAAAGGTACAGCAACTAATTTCATTTTACCAAACGATTCAACCGTAGATATGCCAATTGGTACTGCTATTTTAATTGGATGGGACGGCGATGGTCAAGTAACTGTAGCTCCAGCAGTGGGAGTTACATGCAATACACCAGATACGCTTACTATTGCTAAGAAATGGGGCAAGATTGTAGTATTTAAGATATCAGCAAATTATTGGCAAGTTGAGGGTAACTTGACTCCAGGAGCTTAACTACCATGATGGGAGCCATAGCAGGTGTATTAAGTAGTAGATCGGTGGCTGCGCCTGCATACATATATTTTACTTCTGCTCTTTATCCATTTGCGGTGCGAGATGAGATTGCTGCTGGTACAACTGCGCTTACTACTGGTCGATTATGGGGGCTAGAAACTGAATATATCGGTGCAAGTGCTACGCTACAAAGTGGTACTCTAGTTGCAACGATTGCATATGTACCATATACAATGCAAATAGAAAATATTGACGCAAGTGCTACACTACAAAGTGGTACATTAGTGACAACTATCAACTATGTTTATTCAACATTTAACATAGAAAACATAACAGCAAGTGCTACGCTACAAAGTGGTACATTAGTAACAACAATTAACTATGTTGAATCAACCTTTACCATAGAAAACATAACAGCAAGTGCTTCGCTACAGTCAGGCACACTTATATAGGAATTGACAATGATACATATTAACACAAAAGTAGCTTTATCAGGCGAATACAAAATAGTCATTAAACGTAATGGCGAAGAAATAGAAA